GTTTGGTTGACCTGAAGCGCTTCGCTGTCGACATCACCTTCCAACACATTAGAGCTGCCGCCTACGCCTCCGACATCAAGAACAACCGCACCGGCAAACTGCTTTGTGCCCAAGACAATAAGTGGAAAGCCAGTTTCGCCTACAAAATGCAGCATGAGTCAATCACGAAACCGGGCACAATAATTCACGGCAGCGGCGGCTCTGGAAAGTCACACAGCATTCAACAATACATGAGAACCCTGGGTTCCGACAACAACGTGGTCACTGTAGTCACACCCACCGTAGAACTCAGAAATGATTGGGCCACCAAGCTCCCACTATGCCCCCCCGAAACCTTCAAGACTTTCGAGAAAGCTGTCCTGCAACCATGCCATCCCGTGGTTGTATTCGACGACTACACCAAGCTCCCGCCTGGTTACATCGAAGCTCTAGTCATGCACCACCCAAACATCAGTTTTGTGATCCTGACAGGTGACAGCCGACAAAGCGTTTACCATGAACTCAACACCGAAGCATACATCAGCATGGCAGAAGAGGCTGTTGAAGTTTTCTCACCATATTGCGAATTCTACCTCAACGTCACCCACCGCAACTCCAAATCCCTCGCGAACAAGCTGGGCGTTTACTCCGAAAGAGACCTACCACTCAAAATCACTATGGCATCACATTTCCTCAAAGGCTCCAAAGTACCCATTCTTGTCCCCTCCATCATCAAACGCAACGCTATGTCTGATATTGGCCACAGATGCATGACTTATGCGGGCTGTCAAGGTCTCACTGCGCCGAGAGTACAAATTCTTCTTGACAACAACACCCAATTCTGTTCTGAACGCGTTATCTACACGGCACTCTCACGAGCCGTTGACAATATTCACTTCATAAACACAGGCCCAAACAGCACCGATTACTGGGCGAAACTGGAGGCAACGCCCTACCTCAAAGCATTTATCGACACGTACCGAGACGAGAAGACAGAGCTCTACAACAGCTCTCCTGCTTCCGAAGAACCCAGAGAACCTGAAGCACCCAAAACTCACTTCCCGCCCGCACCCAGCCAGTTGTTAGAGCCTCTGGTCTCACAACTCAACAGCAAGGAGGAGCGCGAAATCTTTTCAACCGCAACTGGCTACAGCGACACCATTCAAACGCAAGATGGCGAGGTACAACTTTTCCAACACCAACAGGCTCGGGACGAAACCCTGTACTGGGCTACCATAGAAGCTAGATTAGCTATCAGCACCCCCGAAGCCAACCTACGTGAATTCAACCTGAAAGCCGACGTTGGTGACATCCTATTTGCCAACTACGCTAACCTGATGCATCTACCTGAACACCCCGTACCCTTCGAACCTCGAACATGGGAGATTTCGGCTGCAGAAGTACGCAACACATACCTCTCCAAGCCCATCGGAAACTTGGTCAACGCTGCAGCCAGACAAAGCCCAGATTTTGGAGCCAACAAAATTGCGCTCTTCCTGAAGTCCCAATGGGTCAAGAAGGTTGAGAAGCTTGGCTGCTTGAAAGTCAAACCTGGACAAACGATCGCCGCCTTCATGCAGGAGACCGTCATGCTGTATGGTACAATGGCAAGATATCTTCGCAAAATGCGCCAAAGGTTCCAACCCGCCAACGTCTTTATCAACTGTGAGACAACACCAGAAGATCTGAACACCTTCATCAAAACTCAATGGTCCTTCAACCAAGCGGCACACACTAACGACTTCACAGCTTTCGACCAAAGTCAAGACGGCGCAATGCTACAATTCGAAGTCATGAAAGCTAAATTCTTCAACATCCCCCCAGAAATCATTGAGGGCTACATCTACATCAAGCTCAACGCATGCATCTTCCTCGGCACTCTAGGGATTATGAGATTATCTGGCGAAGGCCCAACTTTCGACGCCAACACGGAATGCAGTATCGCGTACAACGCCACACGCTTCTTCGTAGATGACTCGGTTGCGCAGGTCTACGCAGGTGATGATATGGCATTAGATCGCCGAGTGTTGGAAAAACCGAGCTTTCACCGACTGGAAAAAGACCTCAAATTGACTTCAAAACCCCAATACCCTGAACAGAAACCTGGAGACTACGCTGAGTTCTGCGGTTGGGTCATCACACCTGCTGGGATTATCAAACACACCCTCAAAATGCACGCCAGCATCCAACTACAAAAGAAAATCAAGAACATAGCACAGTCTGCGCGTAGTTATGCCTTGGACCTGAAATACGCTTACGACATGGGTGACCAACTTCAGGAGCATTTGACCGAGTCAGAAGCTGAATACCACGCACAATCGGTGCGCGACATGCATTTACTCCACCAGCAAGAAGTTCTCGTCCATGGCGCTTCGTCTCCACCAAGAAGTGCTAGTCCCGAACCCAAACACCAACAAGTGGGCACAGCTAAAACCATTCGACGCAACGCCACCAAGAAAAGGGCAAAAACACGTCAAGTCTCACTCACTACTGAAGAATTCCGCAGTGGTGCAACCCACCCCGGAACCTCACACTAACCCCCAACAACGGGGTTAAGTGACCAGAAATGTGAAATGGCACAATCACTCTTACAACAATTGCTTTCTGGTCAAAACTTTGAGAGAACTTCCACCACCTTTTCACTACCCCTAATCATTTACGGCACAGCAGGTTCTGGTAAAACTACTATCCTAAAACAATTGGCTAAGCACTTCCCCGAGCTAATCTACGCAAGCTTCCATCCCACCACTCTCGACGCCACACTCAACATCAAACAAAAACTCGCCAACCCACAATTGATCCCGGATCTTCTCGACGAATTTCTAGGCGGCCAATCACCACCAGCCCGCATTGCCCAACTCTGTGACCCCCTACAATATCACTGTGAAGACAAGCCTGCGCCACACTACATCAGCAAGTTTACTTACCGATTCTGCCCCAAATCTTGCTTCCTAATCAACTCCATATTTCACACAGAGTTAGAATCACGCCTGGAAGCTTGCTGCACCATCAAAACCGCCGACCCCTACGTCGAAGACCCGGTTGGCACCACCGTTGCTTTTGAGCCTGAAGTCATTCAGATCCTAGTCAAACACGGAGCATCCGTCCACACGCCCGCAGAAATAACCGGCTTAAACATCCCGTCAGTCGCTTTATACTTGTCCAATATCCCACAGGCCAAAGCTCTTAACTCGGCTGCACTCTTCATTTGCTTATCGCGCCACACTCAAGCAATCTCAATCCTCGAACTCGACCCATGCCTCTAACTCCGCCCCCAAACCACGAAAACTTGTACAAACTCATCGCACTCGGAGTCATCTGCGTGGCCATCGTCTTCACCCTGAAAAGCAACAACAATCTTCACACTGGCGACCTACAACACTCACTACCACATGGTGGCACCTACAAAGACGGTACTAAAAGTGTTAATTATTTCAAGCCTAGTGCTAGTCACAACACCAACCACAAATGGCTTGCCTTCTCTGCAATCGGGATCATCTCACTCCTCATTTGGATTACTGCTAAACTTACTAATAGGTCTAGCAATCTGCATCCTGCTAGTTGTAGCCATTGTTCCCACAACCCAACGTCCTTGCGTAGTTAAAGTCACCGGAGAGTCTGTGCTCATAGATAACTGCCCCAACGCTGCTGAAATAATGGAGAAAATTAACCTTGCTCCTTGGAACGGGGTTAAGTTTCCCAAAGATTGAAAACTTTATTGTATCGGTGTGTTTAAATACTATAATAAACATGGTGCTTCCTGAGAATATTACCTCCAACCCCACTTCTTCAACCAGTAACCCCAACACAGCCAATCCAGCTAAGCGTCCTACCACCATCAACGCCTCTGACCCCACCAGACCACCCTCAATGGAGGAGCTTTCCCAAGTCCGGTACGTCACCACAACCACATCTGTTGCCACACCAGAAGAAATCCGCACTCTCGGCCAGCTCTTCGTCATTGTCGGTGTTGACCCAAATGCTGTTGCCCCCGCCATGTGGGACCTTGCTAGAGCTTACGCTGATGTGCAATCCAGTCGCAGCGCCGTTCTTGCTGGTTCTACCCCATCCAATCCCGCTATCACACGCCAAACTTTGGTCAGGCAACTCGACAAAGTTAACCTCACCCCACGCCAGTTCTGCATGTTCTTCGCTAAAGTGGTATGGAATCTGCTCATCCACACCAACACCCCACCCGCTGGTTGGGCCAAACTAGGTTACACAGAAGACACAAAATTTGCTGCCTTCGACTTTTTCGATGGTGTTTTCAGCCCAGCTGCCCTTGACCCTGCCGACGGCCTCATACGCCACCCAAACCAAAGAGAGATGCAAGCTCACTCCACAGCCAAATTCGGCGCTCTTGCTCGACAACGCATCAGCAACGGCAATTTCGTCTCCACTTTAGGAGAAGTGACCCGTGGCCGCGTCGGAGGCGTGAACTCAATGTATTGCATCGAATCCCCCCCAGACAATTAAACTCCTTGCCCAACTTAAATAAGGAGGTGGTTTCTACAGTTTTATTTCCAC